GATACTGCTTGTATAACTAGGCTTTTTACTGAAGTATCTGGATACGTGTATTGTACTGTGGCAGTTCCGGTAGGACTAGACAATCTAGTTCTAGGTATAAATTGTATATTACTAGTGCTAGCTCTTACATAGTATTGTTTATCTACTATATTACCAGACTCATATACTATTATGCTATCATCGGAAACTACAACCCCGACAGTAGGTATTGGAAATGTATTAAGTGATCCATTTATTGAGCCTGTTACGTTAGAGAATACATTATAAGTAGTAAGTACAGCACTATTACTTCTTACAGTTTCTCCTACTGTGAAAGATTGATAAACGTTAGCTACTTTAACTCTTACATTATTTCCTGTTATTCCAGTTATTTCACCAACAGTTAGGCTAGAAGCTCCTATAATAGAGTTTCCAGTTCTAAAAGTTGATGCGTTTGCTAATTGAAGTATGTAATCATATGCTCTAGTTGACATTATGTATAACTCTCGGTTAGTGTGAATGATACGTTGTATACGCTGGTTACTATACTAGAGGTAGTAAGTACTTCAGATACGGAAAAGTCTGTACCAAATCTAACTTGTATTGTACCAGAAAGTCCTATATATGCCAAGTTGAATTCAAAAGAATCAAAGTCTCCTCCTCTTTCTCTATAAAAATTTTCAATAGCCTGCTTGTATGCTCCTGAAATATTTGTATACTTTAATTGGAATTGCCTTTTTGAGCGTCTGCTTATAGCACGAGTTCTTTGATATCCATTTTGACTAGTGAATGAGGCGTTGTTGAACGACTCATTTACTGTAAAGTTTCTATCTGGTTTTTTATTGCTCATAGTGTAGGTCGTTGGACCTACACTATAAGTTGCGCCGCTAGGAAAACTGGCCATTATCTTATACTCCTAATCTGTCTGTTTATAGGTCCGTTTGTTCTTAGGTCTTCTAGTATGATATCTACCACTATCTTACCGTTCTCTCTACGAACTTCTGGAGTGCCTGTAGTAGTCTGAGATGTTCCATTGTTGTTTATATTGACTTCTACTTCAATATCTCCACCCACATCCCCAGTAGAATTTAGTCTTATAGCACTGTCTAGACCCATACGGTCTACAGCTTGCTTGCGCAGTACAAACTCACCCGGCTCTAGCATTGCTGAGACGGAGTCTCGTGGGCTAGTAACTAATCCGCCAGCGCTAAAGAACCTTTGTCTTATCTGATCTTGACTAAGCATCTGACTGCCATATCGTACACTATAATTTCCTGCAGTTAGTGAAGAATTTGAGAATGGGTTACTAGTGTCTACTACAGGACGTGCTGGAGCAGCTTCTCCGTAAGTCCCACTAAAGGATCCAAATTGGTCTCCTCCAAGAAAGTTTTCAGAATACCGCTCATCCTTTAAAAGAGTGTTTATAGTACTAATACCAGTAAAAGGAGCGGTTCTATTATTGGCAGAACCAGATTTTAACATATAAAAATCAAAAAACATTTTTTGTCTGTTATTTAAGGATTTTACATAATCACTTATTACTGCTCTACTAATTCCTGTAGAATCTACACTTGCGCTTATAGGTAGAGTACCATACATATGGTTTGCAAGTCTTACTGTTTGGTTTAGTCGTGCAGCTAATCCGCCATTATACTTGTTTCTATTATTACCATAACCTTCAGGTCCTACGCCCACAGGAGCACCATTAGTAGGGTCGTGAGATAGTATAGCTCCGCCATTACTTCTCATGACTATGTTATTATTGTTCATGTACTGATCTGGGTCAGCTATGCCATAACTTAAGCCAGTTATACCTCCAAAACCTCTTGCCTCAGCAGGTCTAGAGCTTATTGTTGTAGCTGCGCTCATAAGTTTAATTAAGTTAGCATAGTCAAACAGTGCTAGATTTTTTGAAGCGCCGGGGTTCCAAGGATAGATCTTACCAGTAGAGTCTGCGTTAGCAGGTAATGTACCATCCATTCTTGCAAAGCCAGAAACTCCATTTGTCTGCTCTATTGTACTAGGCATGTTAGTAAAACTGTTAACTAACTTATCTATTTCTTGTGTTTCAAATAATCCGCCATACGCTCCACCGTCATTATTGAAGAACTCTAGTAGACCGGTGTTAGGGTTATATGTACCACTTCCACCATTTTCTCTAAGCATCCTAGCTTCTTTAGGATTTATGTGTGCTACTAGGCTATCACCTCTTCTACCCATTTTTGATAGAGATAAACCTATGCTACCAGTGCTGTTTATATCATCTAGTAGGTTTTTACCTAGTCTGCTAACTGTAGAAGCTTTTATTACATACTCGCCATTAGAAAGCTTAGCAGGTATTGAGTCACTAGTACCAGATCCCGTTCCTTGCACATAACCACCCTCAGCAAATGCAGCAGCAGCTCCAGGCATAGTACCTGCAGTATATCCTGCTGTACCCAGTGCCGTAATAGCAGGGAATCTTCCACTGTTAGTAGCAATGGATTTAAGGTTTCCACGATCGTTAGTAGTTAGGGCACTGCCAGCATTTACGTTAGCATTTACTGTTATGCCAGTACCTAAATTAGTATTAACTTGGAATTGTACACTATTCCATGCAGTTTGCAGAGCGGTAGCTAGTTCAGTTATTTTAGCACGAGCCTGACTTAACGAACCGGGGGTTACTACTTTAGTGGTAGCATTTGTTGTATCATTTAATTTAGCTACCTCAGTACTTAAACTTGAGAAATTAGATACTAGAGTAGTTAGATTAGTCGTTAACGAGTTGGCGTTTGCACTTGAATTAGCTAGTGCGTCTTTTAATCCGCCTGTAGCATTTATAGTAGTACCTATCTTATCAAAGTTATCTAATGCAGTCCTAAACTCATCAACTTTGCTTTTTCTTGCTGGAGAGAAGGCGTCCAGTAATCCGTTAACAGCAGTTATGATGTTGTTTTGGAAAGTACCAACACTCTCGCCTATAGACTGAGTAACGCCTGCTATAACTCCGAGTTTAGAATCTGCTAGTAGTTGATTCAGGGTAGGGCTTAAAAGCTGTAGGGCATCTTGAGTCTTGTTAAGGTTAGTTATAAATCCTGTAAAGTTTGTAGTGTCAGTGTTATCAAATGAAGTTTTAAGTATAGCATTTATGTTAGTTACATATCCAGATATAGTTTTTGTATACCCCACAAAGCTATCAGTTAGCAGAGAGTCATAGATCTTTAAGGTATCAGATGTTGATTTTACCGCATTAGCAAATGTCGTACCAACACCTACAGTGGTATTTACTACCGACGTAACGGATGAAGCAACAGCTTTTAGAGAGTTAAACTCAGCTACAGCTTGGTTAACAGCTGCAGTGATTTGAGTGGTTGCAGAAGTTCCATATGCTATTTCAGCTGCAAGTTTTGCTTGTGCTTGTACTTTATTAACGTCAGTGGCATTTATACTAGTAGCCTCAGCAACTAGATTTCCAGCTATAATAGTTAAATCGCGTAGAGCTTCTGATACTTGTACCACTCTGTCACGTTCTTCAAATCTTGCTTGGTTAAGATTAAAGTTTGCAGCGGTTAGTAGCTGAGTTATGTCTTGTAAATCTTTTTGACTAGTAACAAACTCTAGTGCTGCATTTTTAACTTCTTGAACAGTTTCTGATTCTTTTATACGAGTGTCTAGAAGTTTAGAATTAGCAGACGCTTCAAGATCAGTAACAGTTTTAGCTGCAAATAGGGAATCCTGCTCTGCTTTTGTTCTGTCAGCTATTAGTTTACCGTATTCTTCTTGCACTGTGGTAAGTTTTGAAAGCTCGGCCTGTAGTAATCTCTGCTTAGAGGACAGAGATCCTAGATTTAAGAAAGCAGCAAAATCGAATGGCTTAGAGGACAGCGAGGCTATTTGTGAAGACACACTAGCTAGTTCTGTTGTAACTTGAGTCACAGTTCTACCTGTTAGCTTATTAGCCTTTTCAAACTCAGATACAGCCTTAGCAGCAGTATCAAAAGCCTCTTTAGCATTATCCCTAAGAGTATAAAGTTTATTTCCACTCTCTGCCACACTCTTTAGAGTGTCATCAAATAGGCCTAGGACACTCTGAGTTTTATCTTTAAATCCATCTAGTAGATCATTAAAGCTACTGCCTACTTCCTCAGTAGAAGTTAATAAACTATCTAAACTTGTTGAGTAAAGATCATATATCTGACTAGTAGTTTCTTCTACTGAAGATACTAAGTCTGCTAGAACTTGTATAGAGTCTAAGGCAGTACTCTGTAGTAGGTCTAATGCTCCAACTAATTCTGTATATGTTATAGTGCCTGCAGACAGTTGGCCGTTTAGACCTGCTATGGCAGTTTCAAAATTAGAAGAAATATTCTCCCCTCTTCCTATTGCGTTAATCAGACTTGCAAAATCAATAGAGAACTGGTCAATAGAGTTTCTACCTAAAAGCTGTGCAATCTCAATAACACTAGTTGCCTGCTGCACAAACTGAGGGACTGCAGAAGATTTAGTTATCTCAGCCAATCCTTTATTAAACTCTCTACTAACTTTTACGAACTGCTTAGCTGCTGTCGCACGGTCCTGATCTTCTATAGCTACCAGTCTGCTAGAAGCTGCCAGTCTAGTTGCAGCATCTATTCTTGCTTCATCCGCTACTACAGCTTTTAGCTGTTCAATGTTAAGAGACTCTAAATACTTCTCAACCTCTAACGCCCCTAGCTCTAAAGACTTAGCTACGTTATCTATAGCTTTATCTATATTAGATTCAGATATTCTGCGTTCTGAAGAACGTAGGCCTGCTAGAACCCCTTCAGCTTGTTTGTTTCTTTCTGCGGCGTTAGCTATAATAGCCTCTAACTCTATAGCCGATTGTACTGCAGGATTTTTAAGAATGTCTATGCTATTCTTTAAATTCTCACCTATAGCACCGATGAAATCGGTTAGCTGAGTGTTTAAAGCTATGTCTATTATATTGGCTGCTTCAGATGCGGCAAACCCAGCAGCTACTAGCGCAACGTCAAATGCACCTATACTCTCTACTATATTAACTATAGCAAGAGTACCTGCGTTAAGCTCTTCGTTAGCTTTAGATACAGATCTTATAATACCGTCGGAACCTTTTGCTAAGCCTAGCTGAGCTAGTGCATTCGCTTTTAGTTTCTTATTTAACGTGTCATACTGTGCAGACGCTGTACCAAAAACATCAACTGCTTTAGCTTTTAAATCAGAATACTGAGCAGCGGCGGCATTAGCTGCAGCCCTAGCACCTTCTACTACTTGATTCAGCGCATCTCCCATTGTCACAGGAACAGCTTCACCTAGTTTATCTAGCATATCACTAAATCCAGCTGCGTAGTCAAGTACCTCTTTTAAACGCTCTATAGTCTTAGTGCCTTGATCTTCTTTTACAAACTTGTCAATTGCAGACTGTAAATCTGCAGCGCCTCTCACAGTTTTTTCTACTACTAGACTTCCTGTTCTAAGACCTTTGACAAAGCTGTCCAGATAGAACTGGGCTATGCCTTGTATATCTTCTTGGCTAGTGCCGCTGCCACCTTTTTCAAAACGTGCGCCACCTGCAAATTCTAGAGAAGCTCCGGTTATGGAGTTCTTCCTTAGTCCTATACTAGTAGAGACTACATCTTTAAACTGAACACCAACAGCTTTTAAACTATCCACTACACCTCCAAGAGTTGAACCGGCTATGTCTGATAGATTTTTAGCAGTGCCTCCTGCTACTTTTCTTTCATATGAGCTGGTCATAGCAAAACCTTCAGAAGTTAGTTGGCCTGTAGCTGAAGCAGTAGGAGTTTTACTGAATAGCCTACCTATTAGGGCACCTGCTATAGCCCCTAATACTGGAACTACAAAAGTTGCAGCCATACCTATAGCGGCACCAATACCACTAGATAATGCACCTATTATAGGTGCAGTAACTAGCTTGCTAGCAAAAATAGTACTTATCGCTCCGCCTATAGCTCCGCCTATAGAGCTACCCATTCCTGGATCTTTTGTTAAAGCACCTACTAGTTGCCCCACACCAAAACCTTGAAAAGCACCGCCTATAGCAGATCCAACAGTTTTGAAGAATCCTGCGCCTGCAGCACCAGCTTTTGCACCGGCGCCGTAGAAAGGATTTGCCATCGGTCTTTGGCTAGTTAAAGGAGCTAAGCTTTTTACAGAGCCTGATGCTCCTACTGCTTTAGATATATTTGATCCTGCTCCAAATAATGATTTTGCAGCATTAGTTAAACTAGTTACGGCGTTAGAGAACATATTACCGCCCCCAGTGCCGCCAAATATCAACTGATTTACTAATTTATTTCCAAATCCCTCTAATCCACCAGCCAGATCTTGCATACCAAATCCAGATTTGGCACCCATACCTATTGTTTCATTAACTCCACCAGCAGCTTGCTGAAGAGCTTGCAAACTGTTTGCAAGTTTAAACATCTCGCCGCTTAGTAAGCTTGTTATTTGAGTTATTAGAGCTTGAGTTTCAGCTAGTTTCTCTTCTGCTGCAACTCTTATAATAGTAGCCTCTTCAAGTTGTTGTTCTTGAGAAAGCTTACGATATTCTAAAGTTTGAACAAAAGTATCCTGACGTATACGTTCGTTTATAGTTTTACTTAGATCTATCTGCTTACGCTTTTGATCTAGAATATTATCAATTAGTACACGGCTGCTCTGTTTTATACTACGATCATCTCCGGTCAGAGAATCAATATATGTTTTTTGAGTCTCTGCTAGAGTCTTATAAGACTCTTGTATTTCATCACGTAGTGATATTTCTTTTTGCATTAGGTCTTGTTGCTTGCTTTGAGCTTCTGATAGTTTCTCGCTCGTTGCAGCTAAATTCGTATTGGCTATAGTTTCATTAACTTTAGCCATTTCTACTTTACGCTCTAGACCTTTAGTAACCATGCTACCTATAGTTTCTACAACATCTTTAATTAGGCTAACAAATGCGTCTTTTAATTTTCCAATAGCTTCATTAAACTTATCTTGTAGCTCGTCAAGTTTTTCTTTTTCTTTGTTGCCAGCGGCCTTAGCACTTTTCATACGAGCTGCAGCCTGCTCTGTCTCTATTTGGCCTTCTTTACCTAGTAGTGCTACTTTGTGTTCATGTTCCGCCGTTATGCCATTCATTCTCTCAGTGCCGAGAGTCAGCTCTCTATCGAGATTGCTATCGATTTGTTCCTTACTACGTTCTGCACCATCATATATACTAGTTAGTGCTTCACCGGCACTAGTAACAAATTGATCTGACACCCCTGAGAATGCATCACTTATGCCTGCAATAGTGGTTTGGTCTATTACACCTGCGATTACGTCAGGCACTTTGGCGCCTAAGCTAGCTGCTGCCTCGCCTATACTAGCTGCTCCAGAGTATAGTGTCTTTGCGAGAGCGAGCATAAAATTATTATTCTCAGTATTTACTGCTGTTATGTATTTAGCATTTTCATCATTTAAAGCTTTTACCTCTGCTCTAGATTTGTCTATTAAGTTTTGTACATTTACAAGATCAGCAGCTATTTTGTCTGCTTGTAGTTGTGCCTGAGCGTCTATCATGTTTTTATCCAGCTCAGCCTGATCAACTAAAAGTGCCAGTTCATTAGCTAGTTTTTCAGTTTCTCTATAATAACGTAGTTCCTCTATAGCAATCTGCTGTGTTAGTATTTCTTGCTGCTTGGCATTTACTTGCTCAGCAGCTTGAATAGCAGTTAACGAACCACTACTTTCTTTTGCTTCTATTAGTCTGACATCTGTTTGAAGAGACTCAAGCTTAAATTGCTCTTGAGCCATAGCTAGATCACTTTTAAGACCTTCTAAATCTACTTTAAACTTAAGCTCAGCACTTAGCTCTTCTGCATCAAGTCTTTTTATATCTGCTGCTACTTGTTCTACTATACCTCTATACTCTTGTATCTTGCTGGACATTACGTCTACAACTTTAGAATATATATCTATTATGCTGTCGGCTATATTTATCATAGACTCTTCAGCTGTTTGTGCAGCTTCTGGTCCTTTAGCTATTAGTTGAGATACTGCGTCCGATGCTGCTTGCCAAGCTGTTTTCGCACCTTGAGCAACAGCAGCCGCTTGCTTGACTGTTATATTATTGGCTTGTCTCTCTAGTTGGGCGCGTGCGGCATAGAAAGTTTCAAGAGCATTTAGTTTAGTCTGCGAAGACGCTAATTCTGCAACAGTTCTATTACGAATTAAGTTAGATTCTTCTTCTGCTAGTGCTAATGCAGCTGTTCTTTGATCTTCAAAAGTAGCAGCAGTAGATTGTCTAGCATCTTCTAAGTCACTTATTAGAGTATTAACATCGAAGTTACCAGAATCATCGCCATATGCAACAGTTACACTGGTACCTTTTAGCTCTGTTAATACCTGCTCCCATGCTTTAAAGTATATGCTATTAGCATCTTCTTGGGCTTGAAAAAGATTTAGGCGGGCAATAAGATCATCATACTGTGCAGTAGCCTTTTTTGATTCCAAGTCAATTTCTTGATTTATTCTATCTCTAGCAAGTTGAGCTTCTCTATCTAATATAGCATTCTCTCCAAAAAGCTTAGCACCAGACTGACGTATTTGCTCTCTAATAGAATCTAATTCTATTTGTTCTTGCTGGCGTGCTAGTTCATATTGAGCAGTAACTAGTTTAGCCTGTGCAGATATATTTGCGTTTGCCTGTTGATAGTCTCTTTCTGCTTGAGACTCTCTTTCGCGTAGAATTTGTAGGTTAAGGGAATACTCTTTTTCTGCTGTTATTCTTTTTACTTCAGAGATTCTTGACTCTAATGTGAATTGTGTACGTGCTTGTTCGGCACGCAATGAAATTGCCTCTGCTTCTATAGACAAAGGATTATTGGCTTCTGGAACCTGAACCTCAGAAATTTTTAATAGTATACTGCTTCTCTTATTTGCTAGAGCTGCTTCTTTTTCTAGGGAACTTACTCTTTCCTGTGACAGCTCTTGGACTGCAGTTAATTCTCTCTCTATTCCGGCTATTCTATTGTTAGAAGCTTGTTCTTCTAGTGCGGCTCTAGAAGAAACTAATTCTTGCTCTAATTTTAATAGCTCTAGACTTTCACTAGATCTGTCGGCAGCCTCTCTGGCTTTTCCTAACGCAATTTCAGCGTTTAGTTGGTTAGCAGATTCCGCAACGATTAATCTTTTTAATGATAGTTCTAAATTTGCTAGATTAACTACTTTTTCTCTTTCTACAGCTGTAGCCTTTTCTGTATTTAGCAGGACTATAGCTTCAGACACAGTCTGACTAGCGATACCTTGTAGCGCTTCTACAGTCTTGCTAGCTCGATCGCCTAGACTCATTGTAGCTGCTTCTAATAAGTTTACTGTAGTAGTAGTAGTAGTTATACCACCTTTAGCATTCTCAAAAGTTTCTACAAAAGATAGAGTATTGTCGTCAAGAGCTCGCACATTAACACCCGCATCTCTTAAAGATACGGCCAGCGTTTTAGCATTACCTGCACTTGTTGATAGTGCGGTACTTATCTCGTCTGTACTCAGTTCCGGGGCTATTCCTCTTAGAGTAGTTCTTAAACTCTCAAATTCAGTTTTTGCATTCATAGCCGTATCGCTTAAACTTGTTTTTAGAAATTCTACAGTGCTAGTAATTTCATTTTTGCCTCCAGCTTTAGATAAGGTTAAGGCGGCCTCAAAAGGATTTTGAGACTTAGGAGTTATATTTTTTATAAACTCATTAAACTGTACTTGTTGCTTTAATGTTTTTTCTTGTTCTTTTAATACACTAAGAAGCTCTTTTTGAGTTTCCACATTTAATTTAGCTGCATCTATTCTAGCTTGTTCATCGGCAATCAGCTGTGTTAAAACTGCAGCATCTTGAGTAGATAGGTCTAATCCTTGTACAATAGAACTAAATTTATTTAATTCTTCTTGAGCTTTAGGCAACGCCCTAGTGGATAATATGACAGAATTACTTATATTTGTAAAGTTTTGACCAAATTTCTCTAAATCTAAATTACCGTCTTGTATGCCTTTAAAAGTATCTGCAAGAACACTTCCACTACGTAGTAAAGAAGAATTAAGCTCGTTAGTTTGCAGCACGGTATTTCTAAATATATCACCTAATTGTAAAGGTGCATTAGCAGTATTGACTGCATTCTCAAAATCTTTATAAGTCTTACCCGTTTTAACTAGACTCTCTGCTATTCTTACTGCGCGATCACTTATTCCATTAGCTTGCGCCTCGCTTATGAAGTCTGTTAGGGAAATAGGCTTACCTACCTCTTCTAGTGCAGACCTTAATATTTGAAGCTGCTCGGACGCATATTCGATAACCCCCGAATTAATTGTTTTTGAATCAATATTTAAAACTTCTGCTAATGGTTTTACGTTTGTAATTTCATAATCAATTGAGCTAAAAAAATCTTCTAATGCAGTAGAATCCTCGTTTGCAATTCGTAATCTTAATTCGATATTATTTATTTTTAGTATAGCTTCATCTATATAATCTAGCTGTGCGCTTACAGTTTTAAAATCAAATTGATCAACTACCTGGTTACTTTGCTTACCAGTAGCGGACACTATCTTACTTATAGTATCTAATTGATCAGAGTATTGTGCTGATTGTAGTATTAGAGTTTCTAAAAAGTCTTTAGCGGCGCGAGCTTGAGGGTCAAACATAGCTTGTTTGCCCATCCTCTCTTCTAGTATACTTAAAGCTTGAACTGCATTTTCTGCAGCTTCTGCACTAAATCCTTCTAGTTGACTCGATAGTCTATTTTTTATAGTTTCTCCGTACTTGTTAGTTGCCTCTTCTATTTCATTAGAGGATGAGTCTAAGAAATAACCTAATCCAGCACCAATGCCTGCCCCAATAGCTACTCCAACAGGACCAAAGAAAGCTCCAAGCCCGGCACCTATGCCTGCGCCTGTTAAAATACCATCCACTATTCCGTCTGATACTCCAGTAGATACTGTTGTTAGTATTGAATCGGCTTCTTTTACTAACTGTTCTTTTGTTTTCTCTACTTGGAATTCTATACCTAAAAACTTTCTTTCAGTAAACTTAAAACTTTCTAATTCTCTTAACTCCTGGTTAGTTTTTTCTAGATTTTCTAGAGTGCCAACAGTTATCCCGTTAATAACGCTTTGTATCTTTTTGCTTTGCTCTATGCCAAAATATTTTTGTATACTTTTTCCAACACCTATAAAGAAAGCGTTAAAGTCGTCACCATAACCAAGGAAATTAGCTATAGCACTTCCTGCTAACTGTATTATAGTTATGAAGAAGAATATTTTACTAACAAGACCAAGTACTGAGCCTATTCCTGCTGCAAAATTACTTCCTACTCTACCTACAAAAGCTAAGGCTGCTCCGGCAAACGCAGCAATTTGAGCTCTAGCACCACTAGCAGCAGCGCCAGTAGCAGCATAAGCAGTTTGAAGTTGAGTTAATTGGGCTCTTAGAGCAGGCAAGGCTGCTACAGCAGCAAGCGCTGCTGGTCTAGTTTCGGCTATTGCCCTATTAGCAGCTCGAATAGCTGCGTTTCTAGCTTGCTCTGCAGGGTCACTAAAATCACCTGGTCTAGCACCTCTAGCCATATTTTTTGCTTGATCTAGTTTTCCTCTGGCAATTGCAGCTTCACGAATGTTCTGTCTAAATGCATCACGTTCAGCATTTAAAGCTGTTATATTATTACCAATTAATTTCTCGGACTGTTGAAGTTCGCCCCTAGTTAGTGCTCTAGCTTTAGCAGTCTCTTGCAACCCGGCTAGTTGATTTTTTTCTGCTTGAGTACCTCTAAGAGTAGCTGTATTTAAACCAGCTACAGCCGCTGTAGCAACTCTAGCAGCCTCTGCAAGGCCTAGTTTGATTCTAATAAAATTCTCAACAGCTCTAGAACTAGCGAGCATACTTTCTCGTAATGCCGCTATAGCGCCAAGAAATACTTGTATAGCCTTACTGGCTATTAGAGATACTACTAATCCAAAAGCAGCAAAACTTGCAGTTAAGTTATTTGTCATAAAGTCGGCTAGCGGAGCTACGAAATCAGCTAATAGCCCGCCTAACTGAGTTCCTAGGTCAATTATTTTAGCGCCAAAAGCTTCAATTTTTTCAGCACTAGTCGGTATGGTAGTGTTTATACTAGCAAACTTTCTCTGACCTTCAGCAATAACAGCATTAGCAAAAGCTTGTCTACGTTCAAACTCACTAAGAGAAGTAACAGATCTACCTAGCGCCGCAGCATAAGCTCTAGTAGCAGGTTCAATCTTAGTATATATACCTAATTCATCTAAAAGTTCTGTTTCCATTTTTGCAGAACCTCTAGTTACGCGAGTCATGGCATCGGTCAGATCTCTACCTAAAGCACGGGAAGCTTTTATAGCTACTTCTGATAGCCCTTCAATTTGTTTAGTATTGAATCCTGCACTCAACGCTAGGTTTATCTGGGAGGCAGATTCTACTAGAGTCATCTGACTGTTAGTTATTTGTTGTACTGATTTTAATATAGCATTGCCATCTTGAGCTATGCTACCTGCAAGAGACGACAGACCTTCAATAGTTTGCATGGCGCGCGCGCTTTTAGCTAACTTATCAAATCCTTGTTGGAGCGCAAATGTAGTAGCCGCAGCACCAGCATAGGCTGCTACTAGACCACCAAGACCCGCAGACTGAGCTGCAAAAGAACGACCCGCACTAGCAGATGACTGGCCTAGGCGGGTTTGAGCTCTTCCAAGAGTGTTTAGATCTCTACTGGCATTGTTTGCACCTTGAGATGTAAATATGGTCTGTATTATATTTGTAATTGTAGCCAACTATCGTCTGCCTTTTCCTCTATTAGAAGATTCTCTCATTTTTTGCTGCTTAGAGTAGTAATCACTGTATTCACGCTGAATGAGCAATACGTATTCAAATACTTCTTTTCTGTTATCTATATCATAAATATTCATTATTGCTTCTAGGGCGGAAAAATCTTTACCCATCCAGGTTCCGCTCATTCCTTCAAATTTATCAGGCAGTATATTAAATACTAGTAGAGCGGTTTGGACTTCAAAAGGAAGAAAACCTGGATCTTTTGGCATTTCCTCTTCATTAGGCTCCCAACCCATTTGTTCGCACATCATTAAGTATTGTTCTGAAGTAATACCTCCGCCCCCAAGTTCGGAGCGGAGGTAGTCTGTTAGTTTTTTTCCGATTGTTCTTTTGATTCTCTCTCAAAAACTTCAAAGTTGTTGAGTGCATCAGTTACGAACTGGTCAAATATGGTTGAATTTTTTAGCAGTAGAAGGGCATCATCTGCGCTATACTCTACTAGCTCTTTAGGATCAGCGCCTGTAAGGTCGATAGGTAGTAGAGTTGCAAGACCACGAACTGTTAGGCCACTCCATCCCTTAATTACTGCATCTGCGTAAGCCTCTAAGAATTTATCGTTGTCGACTTCTTCTTCTCTTTGGCGTGTGCGCTTGTTAAACTTATAAACTAGCGCTTGGTTTCTAATCTTCATCATCCGATCACGGCCTACATAGCACAGTTGTACTTTGAAACCTTCGATATCTGTAAATTCTACTTCGGTTACTTTTTCAGTTACCATTAATTTTTTAATTAAACTCATTAGTTCCTCTCATTTCTATTAAAAAGGGTAGCTACCATATCCAACTTGTTATTAGTGAGGGGATTTCTAATAACTTGTTGAGGTAGCTACCCAACTGCATTGTTTTTACAAAGCACCCCCTCAAGCGCTCTGTATATTTTAAGTATTAGCTAGTGCTAGATACAGTCATTATGATTTCAGCACCAGTACCTTTATCCGCAGTAGCTTCTTGTGCTAGGAATTCTACGCTGATACCGATAATGTCTTCCACGGAGTGAGTTGGGAAGTTAAATTGAACAGCTGGCATTTCTATGGCCACGAACGGAGCAGTTGTTCCACCTATTCTTAGGTTGGCAGTTGAAGCTGACGCAATCTGAGTACGAGTATCAGTAACAATATTACGTAGGAACTGAGCAGTGTCATCATCGCCAGAACGTAGATAAGCTGTAAAGTTACCTGTAATTGTTTTAGCACCAGTAAACTGACCAATAGGAGTGTTAAGAGAGGCTAGTTCTTCTGGTGTTAAGAAGGTGATAGCGTTGCTATAGGTAAATCCTAGGCCTGTAACAGCTAGTGTATATACATCGTTAGCAGCAGCTACTGGGTCATGAGACACTACTATGGAACTTAAGCGATTCTTGATGAAAGCTGAAGTAGTTGCGGTACTTGCTACGTTATAACGGCCCCAAGCATGGTAGAATGAAGCAGCAACGTTTGCATCTATAGATGAGTTACCAGTGGCAGTAATACCACTATTTAGAACACCACCACTTACTGAAATTAGATTATTACGCGCAAGTCCAGTAAGTTCTACGAAGTTAGTACCAAAACCACTCCAACTAGTCATTGCAATTCCATCAATAGCAGCGTCAATACTTGCTTCGTTTACAGAAGCGTTTTTGATCTGATAAACAACGTTATCCATTTTCATATAGATGTGATACTGATTAGCTTCGGCGTAGTTGGAAGTGTGAGCTGCGACGTTAGCTGTTGCAACTCTTTCTTTTAAGGTAAATTTACCATCTGCCTGCCAAGCTGAACGTAGTGCTGAAGACGCACCAGTTCCTGCAGCCCATGCGCTGTTGGATAGTAGACTTTGCCATAGGAACCAGTCAGCTAGAGGCTGAGAGTTACCACTTGGATCTGCTCCAGCGCCTACGAGTGTATTTCTAACGCCTGTAGGTCTTAGATATGTTTGAAAGCTCCATTCCACTGGGTTAATAGCGGTGTTGAATCTTTGAGTTGAACGGTCTGGTGTTAGACCGGATTCTAGTGAAGTAATGTCTTGTGTTGCTGAAGATTGACTTGCGGCATAACCGGCGAGTACTTCTACTCTCCATGTATTGCGTGGAGTCATACTGGCGTTGGAAGCGCCAGAATCTAAGTCAACTGTAGACATATAAACTTCAGAGTTTCTTTGAAGGTTTAATGCTGTAGCCATTTTAAGCTGTCTCCTTTAATTATCAAATATTTCAAAACGTGTATTAAGAAATATTTCGGCCATCCCGTAAGGTTCTAATAGCCCTGAATCTGTTAAGATTTCTTTAATTGTAATATCTTGAACTTGTATTTTAGTATCAAACTTGAAGTTATAAACAACGTGCTCAATATCTTGTACTATATCGCTAAGCTGTTGTTGAGGGTCTTTCCCATAAACATAGCACCTAACTGTTGTAGTAACGATACTCTCCGTTAGTTCTTTAGTATTATATATTCGTTGTTCAAGACCAGAAGTTATATAAACACTAGGAAAGTCGTTTATTTCGTCTATAAACTTAAACCCTCTATACACATTTAAGTGTAGGTCTGAGCTAAATTCATAGGCAGGAGAGTAAGGAGACGAGCTACCGTTTATTTGTCTTAGGTAACGTACTATCTCGTCTGTTATAAGTCTACGATTAGACATCTCTTTATTTCTTCCTTAAGTATAACATGCACTTTTTTAATTGGCAAATATTATTTTTTCAAATTATAGGTTGTGTATTTTTACGCAATATAAACTGTTTTCCAATTCGTTCCATTGCTATAGCTCTTATTGAACCCTCTACCAGTTCATTTATTTCATACCCATAACGCTCTAAGGCATCATAGTAAGGTAGGTAGAAGTAGTTTATTGTATTAGATTGCATGTTTGCTACGGCCTGTATGCTATCTCTAAAAGTTCCTGAGCGTTCAAATATTTTAGGAGGATTAGGTGTTCCTGAACCTCTTCTCATTTTAAGTCTGGCTCTACCTCTCACAAGCATTGTGAGATCTAGTATGGAAGGCTGAGAGGGTTTAGAAGAGTTGCGTTTAGGTAGTTTTGCTATAATATTTGCAACAGGAATACTATTACTATGAGCCCAATATATTTCTATAGTCTCATTACCGGCAGTTTTACCGCCTTTTAATCTCTCACCAAAACCTATACTCTTACTTTTAAAATTTTCATATCGTAGATTTTTGAAGTCTCTTACATTAGTCTTTGTTATCGCATCTTGAACAGAATCTTTTAAGCTCTTTTCAAAAGAGTTATTTAAAAAATAAGAAAAAGTAAGGGAGTTGGCGTTATTGTCTGCTGCATAATTTACACCAAAGATACCTGAAATAAATTTATTTTCAGGAAAATATATCTGATATGCTAATACAGAAGTACTAGATGCTTTAGCAAATATGGTTAGGTTTTTCGATTTATTATATGCCTCTTTATGGAAATCAGGCGCATTATCTCTCATAAAATTAAAAAGCTCTGATCCGCTTTTTATTTTTAAAACCTTATTCATATACTCTTTTATATTGTCATCTTTACCTGCAGCAAAAGATTCCAAGCCCTTTTGTCGTCTTATTTGAGGTAAAATTTCTCCACTGACCCTACCGCCTATTGTAGTTTGTGTGCCTGAACCTTCACCTCTGCGCGAAAACTTAGCTTCTATATTAAGAAGACTCGAATTTTCCGCAGCAAAGAAAGGAGATAAGTTTTTTACTAAAGATTCGCCAGAAACATAATAGTCTGGTACTAGAGGCGGGTTACCTCCCACTTTTCTAGCATTATATATTTTAGTAAAATAAGATTCAAGCTTACTCTGACTGCCGGTTCTACTAGATTCGTCTACAGTATTAATATAGTTTGAATACTCTTTAAGTATAGATCTATTACTAACCTCTATTTCTACAGCAGAAATTCGTATATTAGCCATTAACCAACCAACCTATAAAGATTTAACACTCTACGAACTTGTGGTGGAAAATCATCAACGCTCAGCTTATAGTTCTGAGAACTCTCTCCTTGGAAAGATACCCTATCTGAACCACTTCTACCTTTGTATATTACTTTTACCATCTCAAGAACGGCCAGCTTTAAATCATCAGGAACATTAGCATAGCCGCCGTTGTATATAACTCTAACGCCGTTTGGATAGTTTCTAAATTTAAGAGGTCTAAAGAAACCTAACTCAGGAGTTCCACCACCGTCACCGGTATTAAAGTTTACCTCTCCTGTAACGGTATAGAAAGCATACTCATTTACCGTTCTTGATAAGTCTGTAAAATTAGTGGTATTATTAGAACCGTCAAATCTCATTAGCAGTTTAGTAGCGGAGTCTGCAGCAGGAGGGTAAGAGTATGTAGTATAAGCAGCAGTGTATTTGGCATCGTGAGTTATTCTTACGTTGTCTATGTAACCTGTCATCAGCCTACCTACGTCTACTCCTGTAGCGTAGTTTGGTATGTTAACAGCGTTACTGCCAGTGGCAAGTATGACCCCCTCTCTAGCTAAGTAGAAAGAAGTGTTATCTCTAGACACTGCAACATGATAGAATTGGTTAGCAGAATATCCTGTATTAGAAGCTTGTCTGATGTTACAAGTCTCTACATTATTACTAACCGTTTTGAAATATAGCCCATTAGCAACAAAGTCAACACCAAAATCCCAGTAGTGAGTTGTGTTACCGCTTCTCATTAAGGATTGTGTTCCCGCTATAGTATCAAAACGAGCATAAAGTTCCATAGTAAAGTCGTCAACACCTAAATCCCAATCTTCATTAGAACTAGCAGTTAAATAACTAGAACCATCTAGTCGTAAACTAGATCTGCCAAACTTTTTAACTCTGGTCTTTAGTATAGGGTTTCCTGTAACAGCTATAGAGTGGGCTTGGCCTTCTTTTATTATAGGCTGACCGCTAGAATCAGGGCCGCCCAGCAACAGATAGTCAATACCGTCAAAATGTGCAACCTCACTGATATAGTTTATTGGAGGGTTTGCAATAAAAACACTGGCCTTTCCGCCATCAAAATACTCTGTATAGGTGTTTGCTTCAAACTCTCTACCGCAGTATGACGTTATTAAGCTACTAACCTGTATGGCTATGTTGCTTAGTCTCCCGTCTTCATCTACGTTAGCTGACTTTATGCTTAGGAAGTCCTTTATTTCCGGTAGGCTTATTAACTGACTCATCTAGTTTCTCCAATTTTTCTTTTACTGAATCAGAAGCTAGTTTAACTGGCGAGGAGTCTTTACTGCCGCCGTGTAGCGTATTCCAGGCTTCTAGCTCTAAAGTCTTTTCTGACTCTTTCTTATGCTTCTCGACATCTTCAACCGTGAAGAAGTTGTACGCACCATTAAATGATTGTCCTGATCCTAAGTATTCCCTAAACTCTCGTTCAAAAGTTACATACTTTAATCTGGCATCTTCAATTAGTTGAATCTTTGTCTGGAAATCCATAATATATTCCTCGTTTATTCCATGTTTCTATTTCGTAGGGGCTGTCTAACGGAGTTAGTTCTGGTCCGTGATTGTAAGATTCGCTAAGTTCGCAAACCAGTCCAGGTAATCCTTCTAAGTAGAACTTGCTGTTAGGATCAAATATCTTGTCTGCGAGCTTATCTAATCTTATCCAAAAGAAAGTACCTACATAACAGAAGTTCTCACCTATTTCATCAGGTAAAAATCCTTTTTTAGGCACTCTACAAGTACCAAACGTATTATACTTAGCGTCTTCGAAAGGAAAATCATCGCTCTTAGCTAAGGTATAATGTAGAAGTACGTCAGTCCAAAGGCTAGTAGCTTGCCCATCTACACTTAGTGGATGATATATTACTCCTTTAGAGTGGCAGTAGTATAGCAATCCTTCCTTAGTTTTTTCTAGAAGCGCAGGTAGTGCTAGGTCAAAAAACTTAGAGGTTTCTCGTAACGAAGGATCATTACTGACTAAGAGTACAGTATAACCTAATTTTTTTAATATACTAGACACAGAATTGTATATGTACAACTCTGTACCTACTTTTGTTATAGTAACTATTTTTTCTCCAGTAAATACGTGATTGTACTTTACTAGATGATCTACTATTTTAAAAACACTCGGATGATCCAAGCAATGTATATGGCAAATTATATGTTTTTTCATGGTTACCAAATAAATAAGGGGTGAGGCAGAGCCCCACCCCCATAAGAGTTATACAAAAGCTAACTATTACGCGCTTGCAGTTGTTACTAGACCTGCGTATGAGTAACGAGCACTTAGAGCAGCAGCAGCAACAGTTGTTAGAGCTTTGAAGTCGAAGCGTGTGCTTAGATACATTGCTGTAACTTGTTGCTGTGGTAGGTATTCGCTTTCAATTTCCATTGCGCGACGCTCACCGATGATGAAGCCTGGCTTATACATCATTATACCTAGGTTGGAGTCAGCAGCACCTGCAGTATCCATAAATTCAGAGATGAATATTGGGATACCGTAGATAGCGCCAACACTGCCTGTTAGGTATGTAGCTTGAGCACCGAACTTATCTACAGTTTGGAAGTTGGTGTTTGTTACTAGGTTATTGTAGCCTTCTACGCTAGTTATGTAGCATAGGTTTGAACCTAGAGCTAGGCCGTACTTAACTAGTGTTAGGCGAGCTGCGGCAATCTGATCTGGACCAGCTTTTGTGATAGTACTGGCAGTTTTAGTTACTAGACCACC